GAGAGAGAGATGAGACTTGTATTAGACGTTGAGAACACAACAAACAAACGTAGGGAGAAGCTACACTTAGATCCCTATGAGGAGGGTAACTTCCTTGTGCAAGTCGGTATGCAGAATGCAGACAATGACAAAGAGTTACACATTGTAACATTAGATCACGTTGAGAAGAAGGACACCAGTGGCGCTGGGCGTAAGCTAGTCCAGCAAGTCTTAGACATGACTACTCTTCTAATCATGCACAACGCTCAGCATGATCTGATGTGGCTGTGGGAGTGCGGCTTTAAATATGATGGCGCTATCTATGACACCATGCTTGCAGAGTACATCTTACTGCGTGGTCAGAAGGAACCACTAAGCCTAGAGGCTTGTGCAGAACGTAGGAACCTTAACGCTCAGAAGGATGACACTCTCAAGCGTTACTTTAAGGAGGGTTATAACACCAATGAGATTCCTCTCAGTGAGCTTAGCTTTTATCTTAGGTGTGACCTCGACACAACTCGTGAGCTGTTCCACAGCATCGAAGCAGACTACAGTGAACCCGAAAGCGAGTCCCTACACACCATCAGAGATGTCACCTTCCGTACCTGTAAAACCCTTACCAGAATGTACATGTCAGGAATCAGGGTGGATCGTACAGCCCTAGACGGTGTGCGTATAGAGTTTGAGCGTGAGAAGGCAGACATTGAGGATCGACTACAGCACAAGGTACGTGAGATCATGGGTGACACACCTATCAATCTTAACTCACCAGAGCAGATGTCTCAGGTTGTCTTCTCTCGTAAGATTAACAACAAGAAGGAGTGGGCTGACCTGTTTGAGTATGTGAGTAGTGCTAAAGAGTTTAAGCAGGCAGTAAATGCTAACAGTACTATCATAAAACGTACCAAGGCTTTTACATGCCCTACATGTTCTGGCACAGGTAAGACGTACAAGATAAAGAAGGATGGCACTAAGTTTGCTAAGCCTAATAAATGTAAGGACTGTGATGCTCGTGGCTATGGCCTCAAAGAGCTTAATCATATCGCAGGTCTAGGCTTTGGTGCGCCTAGCAAGAAGTGGGTTAGCGCCAATGGCTTTAGCACAGGAAAGGATAACTTAGATGTACTTGTGGGTACTGCTAAAACGAACAACATGGACGCTGCTGTTGAGTTTCTTACTGACCTTAAGCGTCTTTCTGCTGTTAGTAGCTACCTCTCTAGTTTTGTGGAGGGTATCGACACCTTCACCAAGTCAGACGGATTCCTGCATGTGGGACTCACTCAGCATATCACCAGTACAGGTAGATTTTCTGGACGAAACCCCAACATGCAAAACATGCCCAGGGGCGGCACGTTTCCCGTAAAGCGTGTCTTTGTGTCTCGCTGGGAGAACGGTTACATCTGTGAGGCAGACTTTGCACAGCTAGAGTTTCGTACCGCTGCGTACCTAGCTCAGGATGCGGTTGCTATGGAGGAGATTGCTACAGGGTTTGACGTACACAGTTACACTGCACAGGTTATCTCTGATGCAGGACAGCCTACGTCACGCCAAGAAGCCAAGGCTCATACGTTTGCGCCCCTCTTCGGGGCTACAGGGTATGGTAGATCCAAGGCTGAGGAAGCGTACTACATTCACTTCAATGAGAAGTATGAGGGTGTAGCTGCATGGCATAAGAGCTTAGCTGATGAGGCTATACGGTTCAACAAGATTACTAGTAAGTCGGGTCGGCAATACGCATTCCCTGATGTTAAGCGCAATTCTCGTGGTGGGGTATCACACTTCACTATGATTAAGAACTATCCAGTGCAGGGTTTTGCTACGGGTGACGTTGTTCCTGTTGTGCTTATCGAACTGGAGGAGAGGTTGAAGGGTCTAAACTCTTGCTTAGTGAACACTGTTCATGACTCAACTGTGATAGACATTCACCCAGAGGAGAAGGAGACAGTACTACAGATTATTGAAGACATGAATGAGGGCTTGACAGACTTAATAGAACAAGCCTATAACGTAAAAATGAATGTGCCACTATTATTAGAATCTAAGATCGGGCCGAATTGGCTTGACGTACAGGATGTGTAGTGGTATAACTTAGACTCTTTGACACTAAACTCACGAGGTATATAAATGAGTACAGAACTAGCAACAACAGGATCATCAAACCCATTGGCAGAACTGATGGGTGAGCCTAAACAAGACACAAAGCCACGCTCTACTTTGGCTCGTGTTACCGTATTAAGCAAAGCTATTAAAGGCGAGATTGAGCTTGGCGGTAAGAAGATTAAGACAGATGTTGTACCAGTAGGCTATTATAAGATCACGCTGGGTGAGGATGTGTTCTACGCTGAGAGTGTAGAAGTGCGTCTGTTGGCAGACCGTTACCAGTTCCAGCGGTGGAATAATTCCACTAATGAAATGGAGAAAACTGTTATGAGTAGGTCAACTAATGCAGACTTACAGGACAGTGTAGGTGGCTACAATCTTGGACGCCCCTCAGGTTACATTGAGGATTGGAATGCTCTTCCAGAGACTACTAAGGATATTATCCGAAACGCCAAACGAGTTAAGGTTTTCATGGGTACTCTCACAGTTAATACACCTCTTGACGATACGGGTACACCTATCTCTGGTGAGTACGTAGATATTCCATTCGTCATGGACGTTAAGAACAATGACAGTCTTAAGAGCATAGCAGCCACACAGAAGGCTATTGATCGTAAGAACGGTCTCCCTTATATGTCTAAGATTATACTCACTGGTGCAGAAGGGTCTATCCCTACAGGCGCTACCTTTGGGTATATACTTTCTTCTGTAGGAGACATTGTTCCGCCATCAGATGAGGATACTTCCTACATGCAACAGGTAGCATCCGACTTCTTGGATTACATTCACTACTCTAATGGTAAGATCCTAGATCTACACAATGAGCGCTCCAACACGAGTATGAGTGCAGAAGATGCTGACCTTGTAGGTTCTATTATTAACGTAGAGGAGGCAGCATACTAATGAATCACCCTGCAGAAATAGCTGTTTTCTCTTTCTTGCAGAAGGCTATGGCTGGTGAGACTACTATGACAGAGGGGGTGGCTAAACAAGTCGCCTCCGATGTCGAGGCTGCTTTGTACAAGCAGTTCTCTGGTGGCCCACGTGATGCTTTCCGTTTACGGATGTCTAATATCGGTAGACCAAAGTGTCAGCTATGGTTTGACAAGAATGATCCAGAAGACAAGACCCCCTTTCCTCCACACTTCTTGATGAACATGATCCTTGGTGACATAGTTGAGGCTGTGTTCAAAGGCATACTGCGTTCAGCAGGCGTAGAGTTTAAGGATAACGAGAGGGTCACACTTAAGTTACCACACGGTCAAGAGATCAAGGGTGAGTATGACATGGAGATGGATGGACGTATTGATGATGTTAAGTCTGCCTCACCTTGGTCATACGACAATAAGTTCGCATCCTTTGGTTCTCTAGCCTACAAGGATGGCTTTGGTTACGTATCACAGCTTGTGGGCTACGCAGAGGCCGCTGGAAAGGATGTAGGGGGTTGGTGGGTAGTCAACAAAGCAAACGGTCAGTTTAAGTATGTAGATGCCTCTGAGGAGGTTGACAAGGAAGCAGTGCTAGCCGACATCCAAGCTACCGTAGACTACATTGACAATGACGAACCGTTTGAGCGTTGCTTTGAGCCAGTAGAAGAGTCGTTCTATCGTAAGAAGACTGGCAACTGGATCTTACCTGATGACTGTAAGTTCTGTAGCTTCAAGCACAAGTGCCATGACAGCTTTGATTCACGTCCGAGCATTCCTAGTAAGTCAAAGAACCCACAGATAGTGGACTACACTTACATCGCACCTGAGTACTTAAATGAAAAGGAAGCATAACTCTCGCATGTATCGCAGTGGTCTTGAAGTAGAGGCTGCTGCGTACCTCAAAGACAGGCAAAAGAAAGTAGCATACGAAGAGTTAAAGATCGAATGGGAAGATCTAAAGTATCGCACTTACACACCTGACTTTGAGTTAGACAATGGTATCATCATCGAAACAAAAGGTCTCTTCTCAGCTGCAGATCGTAGGAAGCACATTGAGATACAGCGACAGCATCCAAGCTTAGATATTAGATTTGTATTTAGTAATGCTAATTCAAAGCTTTACAAGGGGGCTAAGAGTAGGTACTGCGATTGGTGTGACCAGAAGGGTTTTCCATGGGCGCATCGTGTGATACCTGAGGAGTGGCTGAAAGAAAAGGGCAAGCGTATGAAAGAGCAACGTGTCAAAGTAAAGAGGAGAGAGTAATGGCTTACGAGATTAAACCTGGTGATGTAGCTATAGTATTATCCCCTGTCATTGAAGAAGGTGAGTGGAACGGTAACATCAAGACAGGTATGGTGTTTGGTTCTAATGGTTCTGAGGATGGCATGAGGGCTGCACTTGATGAGGCACTCACTATGTCTGCAGCACAGAAGTTCTTAGAGCTTTACCCTGATGCGTGGGAAGACTTCGCTGACTTGAGATCTGAAATAATGCAAGCCATGTTCCCTGATTTGTATGCAGAAGCAGAAGAAGAGCTTGACGTAGTACAGGATGGTAATGTATATACACTGAACAAGTGGAGCAAGACGAAAGGTAGTGCGTGAAATGATTAGCGGTGAAGATATTGAAGCAATGAAACCACAGATGCCGCATGAGAGGGTTGCTGAGTTTATTGTTGCATTCAACGGCTCTCTTGATCCTCGTCTATGGATTAAGCTTATTGATGAAGAGCTAGAAGAGTTCCTAGCTGAGAAGTATGGTACAGAAGCACATTTAAAAGAGTTGTGTGATCTACTGTATGTATCTACAGGCTTAGCCCTTACTATGGTAGAGCACGTAGGTATGCTTATGCGTAAGGAGGAGCGTGATACTATCATAAAGCAACAGGCAAAGGTTAGCCGTACTTTGGATAGCGGCCTAGAGTATTACGGTGAAAAGGTATTCCTAGAAGCTTTCACACGTGTGCATAACAGCAACATGTCCAAACTGGACAGCAGTGGTAATCCCATCTTGAGGGAGGATGGTAAGGTACTAAAAGGGCCAAACTATAAGAAGCCTGACCTTGCAGATTTAGTAGGAAAGGCAGCATGAAGTGTAAAGTATACATGACATTATATGTAGATGAAGAGGCTAACATTCTACCTGTATCAGAGGACATGTATGAAGAAGTGGTCACAGAGATGATCGAGGATGTTATCTACGACATAGACGGTGCAGAAATAAAACACATAGAGGTAAAACAAATATGAGTAACCAACTACCAACAGACTATCAAGCATTCATTCACAAGTCACGGTATGCTAAATACTTTGACGGTGAAGGCCGTGAGTCATGGAGCAGCACAGTAGGTCGCTACATGGACAACGTAGTGCGCCGTGTGACAGGTGATAGCTCTTACATTGATGACATTGAGCAGGCTATTCTAGGCCAAGAGATCATGCCCTCCATGCGAGCTATGATGACAGCAGGCCCAGCGCTTGATCGTGACAACACTGCAGGCTACAACTGTAGCTACTTACCCGTAGATGACCCTAAGTCCTTCGATGAGGCTATGTACATTCTCCTCTGCGGGACTGGGGTTGGGTTCTCCGTTGAGCGCCAGTTCATCAGCAAGCTCCCAGAAGTGCCTGAGCTGTTCGAGAGTGAGTCTGTCGTTGTCGTTAAGGACAGTAAGGAAGGCTGGGCTAAGGGGTTCCGTCAAGTTCTTGCACTCCTGTGGGCTGGTGAGATCCCCAAGTGGGATGTCTCTCGTGTACGTCCTGCTGGTGCAAGACTGAAAACATTTGGCGGTAGAGCGTCAGGCCCAGCGCCTCTCGTAGAACTATTTAACTTTGCTGTAGCTACTTTCAAGGCTGCACAAGGGCGTAAGCTTAGCTCTATGGAATGTCATGACCTGATGTGCTTCATTGGTCAGATCGTTGTTGTAGGTGGTGTGCGCCGCTCAGCCATGATCTCTCTGTCTAACCTGAGTGATGATCGTATGCGTCACGCTAAGTCAGGACAGTGGTGGGAGAATGCTGGGCATCGTGCGTTAGCTAACAACTCTGTATCATACACTGAGAAGCCAGACATGGAAACATTCATGCGTGAGTGGCTGTCTCTGGTTGAGTCTAAGTCTGGTGAGCGTGGTATCTTTAATCGTGAAGCATCAAAGAAGCAAGCAGCTAAGTTTGGTAGGCGTGATCCTAACTATGAGTTTGGTACAAACCCTTGTTCTGAAATAATTTTACGGCCATATCAGTTTTGTAACTTAACGGAGTGCGTAGTACGTGCAACGGATAGCATTGAGGATCTTGAGCGTAAGGTTAAGCTTGCCACCATCTTGGGTACAATCCAGTCTACCATGATTAAGTTTCCCTACCTACGTAAGGTATGGCAGAAGAATACTGCAGAGGAACGGTTGCTTGGCGTGTCTATGACAGGCATTATGGACAACCCTCTTATGACAAACTCTAACAAAGGATTGGAGAAGACACTTGAGCATTTACGATCCATCGCTGTGGCTACTAACGCTGAGTGGGCTGAGTTGCTTGGCATCCCTGCTAGTGCTAGTATCAGCTGCGTTAAACCTTCGGGTACAGTATCACAACTGGTTGATTCTGCTAGTGGAATTCATGCTCGTCACAGCCCCTATTATATTCGCACTGTCCGTGGCGACAACAAAGATCCTCTGACACAGTTCATGATTGACCAAGGCATTCCTAATGAGCCTTGCGTTATGAAGCCTGACTCTACTGTAGTGTTTAGCTTCCCTGTCAAGTCACCTGAGCAAGCGGTTACACGTAACGACATGACAGCAGTAGAGCAGTTAGAGTTGTGGCTGACTTACCAGCGACACTGGTGCGAACATAAGCCAAGTGTGACTATCTCAGTTCGTGATGCTGAGTGGATGTCTGTGGGTGCTTTTGTTTATGAGCACTTCGATGAGATGTCAGGTGTGTCATTCCTGCCACACTCAGATCATACCTATCAGCAAGCACCCTATCAGGACTGCACTAAGGAAGAGTATGAA